AAGTATTAAACTCTGCTGGTCTACCACCAATAGTAAAGAATGCATTACGATCAGCTCTATCAAATGTAATGAAAACTGCTATGTCATCAGGTGGTAAGTATAATCATTCAGCAGTAAGTAGAAATATACCACAGGTTAATCCAAAGATTGGTTCGCCCACAGCTAATCTCATTGTGGCTGTTGTTGCAGATACTTTTGTTCAACAGTATTATCCATTAGAAAGAGAACCATATCCTGGATATATTGAGTGGAAAGATCCGATAACAAATCGATTTAAATATACTATTCGCGGTGTGGAACCGCACTACTCTTCTGCACAAGAACATATACAAGGTAACTCATCGAGGCAATTAATTAATAGTATTGGTCCTGTACTGACGAAATTGTCACAAGGTGGATCTATATCTCCTGCTGATATTACTAAGATTGCTGCTGGTCTTACTGGTGGTCATGGTGCTATAGCTGCTGATGCTCTCAGTAAAGTATTAGGTAAAGGTGTTGATCTTAAGAGTATCACGAAGCTTGCAAGCAAACTAATACCAGGATTAGCTGCAGGTATTGAAGGAATAATGGGTGGGCATTTACCTAAGTCAGTATTAGATGCTGGTAAGGTAGGAGCAGCGATGAACGATTATACTAAGAATCAATCATTACTTGCTATGAAGAAAAAAGAAATGAAGAAAGCTGTTGTTGCTGAACCAGCTGAACAACAGGATGCACAGATCAAAGCATACAATGATGCTCAGGCTACTGCAAATGAACCAGGGTTTTCTGGAGCTACTGGTACAGTATTAACTGATGCATTGGGTACAACGAATAATACTGATCAAATATTAAAAGCACAAGATGCAATTCAAGGAACTGGACCGAACAGCGTCGGTTCTCCATACGGATAAAGGTTTACTATGGCAGATGAATACGATCCAAATAACGCTCATCCTAAAATACCTTTCCTCGGTAAGTATCCAAACTTACATGTGTTTCAAGATCATGCTCAGCAAATACTGAAGAGCTTAGAGCCAGGTAAAGAATCTTTATTCCACGTATTACCTACTGGCAACTATAGTGGTCATGGTCCTGACGGGGCAGAAGTAAGTGTAACAGTTGGTAAACAACACAAGTATAATGCTGATGGTCATTCGTCTACTACTGATGGTCATCAAGACAGTAAGGTTAGTGGAACTAAACGTGATGCTACTGCAGGTGGGCATCATTCAGAAACAGCTGGAAACAAATATAATGGTGGTGGTGGAGTAAGCGTTTCAGGTACAAATGGATCTCAGATAACTCACTCTGATGGTGACGTATTCCACACGAGCGAAGGCAACATCGTTACCGATCATACTGGTTCGGTTAATCATAATTATACTGGTGACTTTGTTGATCAGGTTACAGGTCATAAAGTAAATATGATCAAGGGCGAATACGGTATCAATATATCAGAGGGTAACTTCGATGTACAGATAGATGCTGGTAAGGCTCGCATGTATGCATCTGATGATATACTAATTGAAAGCGGTACTAAGCTGACACTCAAGGTTGGTGATTCTACTATTGTTATTGAACCATCTAAGATTACTATCAAGAGCGCCAAGGTTGACATTAATCCATGAAGCACGAATTCGTTATTCTTAACAATGGTATTCTTGAGACATATACTAAATATGAGGATATACCTGAATCTTTTGATCATGTCATTAAGTTTTTGCCAGAGATTCCTGAAGCGCCGCATACGCTCGAGCAACACGAAGAAATCGAGCAATGGAATGATAAGCTTCAAGAGCTTATGAAGAGGGAAAGATAATGCCAGCAGCAACAAGGATAGGTGATGCAGACGTAGCTCATTGTTCGGGTATGACAAGAGCTGTTGGTTCACCTAACGTATTCGTTAACGGAATTGCTTGGAGCCGCCAAGGTGATAATAACACAGGACATCTATTACCCGGATCTCCATGTCCTTCTCATGCAGCTCCTATAGCTACAGGTTCAACAACAGTATTCATTAATGGTAAGGGCGCTGGTAGAGTTGGTGATGCTATATCTGGTTGCACTTCAGTAGCAGCTGGTTCACCTAACGTATTTGCAGGCGGATAAAATGGTAGCAACAAGAGCAGACAAATATACTCAGTCACAGAAGCAAGAGTATTTCTCTGACTTCCTGAACAACTTCGACAGTCACCCTGTCAACAATGCATTGGCCAAAACAGTAAACGAAAACTCTGTTAAGCAGTCTATTAGAAATCTTATACTAACTAATCTCGGTGAAAGACTATTCCAACCAAACATTGGATCTAATATTATTCATGCTCTATTTGAGCCAAACGATATTATTACTGCTGAGAATATCAACTCATTCGTGCATAGTACAATCAGTCAAAATGAACCAAGGGCAACGTTGCTCTCTGTTAAAGTATATCCTAATCCAGATTACTATTCGTTTAACGTTAACATTATTTTTTCTTTAATAAATAGTAATGTGCCTGTACAGATGAACGTAATCCTAAGAAGAGTAAGATAATGGCAAATAGCTCGTTAAGCCTTGTATCATTAGACTTTGACAGTTTAAAATCAAATTTCAAATCATACTTGAAGTCTCAGAGCGTATTCAGAGATTATGATTTCGAAGGTTCGAACATGAATGTTCTCTTGGACGTTCTTTCATACAACAGTTATTTAAATGCATTTTATTTAAATATGGCAGCATCAGAAGGCTTCCTTGATTCTGCACAAATGCTTAGCTCTGTTGTCTCACATGCGAAAGAATTAAACTATACTCCAAGATCCGCCCGCTCTGCCAAGGGTCTTATCAATGTCTCTATCAATATTCTTTCAGGTACAACTAGCTCTATGGAAATTCCCAAGGGTACACAGTTTTCAGGTCAAAACGCCAACGGTGGATTTGTCTATACTACATCTGAAGCTCACGTTCTGACATCTACTTCTTCTACTTTCTCCATCAGTAACTTACCAATATACGAAGGTACATATATCAACGAAACCTTTGTAATAGACAATAGTATTGAAAATCAAAAGTTTATCATCTCAAATAAAAACGTTGATACTACTAGTATGGCCATTACAGTATCAGAGAATGATGGGTTAAACATCGACGATTACAATCAAGTATTAAACCTATACGGATTGACTAATACTTCTAAGGTATACTTCGTTCAATCAACGCTCGATGGTTATTACGAAGTAGTATTTGGTGATGGCGTATTCGGCTACTCTCCTCAGAACAATGCTACTGTACTTGTGACATACCGTATTACTAATGGCGTCAAGGGAAACGGTATTACTTCGTTTCGTCCAGATAGAGATCTAGGTTTATATAATCAAGTACAAGCTAGAGTCACAGTATCTACAGTAGCAGCATCAGTAAATGGTGATGATGCTGAGACTATTGAATCAATACGTTTCAGAGCACCAAGACATTATCAGACACAAGACAGAGCTATCACTACTAATGACTACGCTAATATGATCTATGAGAACTATCCTGAGATCAAAGCTGTTAACGTATATGGCGGCGAAACTCTTTACGGCTCTATTGAATACGGTAAAGTGTTTATCTCAGCCGTAAGTACATCTGGCACAAATATAACAAACTCATTGAAGGCAGACGTAGTTAATTACCTATCAAATAAGAATTCGATTGCTATTACTCCAGTAATCATAGACCCTGATTATCTTTATATTGTTCCAACAATAAAGGCAACAGTAGACTTCAATCAAACAAACATGTCCCCTGCAGACATCACTGGTCTATTGAATACTGCTATCATATCATATAATTCATCTACACTTCAAAATTTTAACATGGCATTTAGGTATTCCAAATTTACTTCTGTATTGAATGACGTCGATTCATCTATACTAAGCATTCAGTTGAGCAACTTGTTAAAAAAGATTACTACTACAACATTGAACATCAACCAGCCAATTTCAACAGTGTTCAATAATACTCTTGTTCCAGGTACAATAGTAAGCAGCCAGTTTCTATTGAACGATGCAAATATATACGTATTCACAGACTATAACCCAAATAAAAATACTTTCGTTCGAACAGGTTCTCAAACTACATATACTGTAACTAATACTAACAAGGTAATTTACTTGAAGCAGATTACTGCATCTAACATACAGAACTATACTGAGGTTGGAACTATAGATTACGATACTGGGGTTATAGAAATCAAAACATTGACAGTGGCGGATTTCTTAGATAGTTCAGGTATAGTGTTTTATGCTTCTCCTCTATATGAAGATCTTTATGCTACTAAGAACGATCTAATAGAATTCGATCTAGATAACTTAACTGTTTCAGTAGTATCAGTATGAGCGTAGAAAAATTAATATCGCCATTTATTGCTTCTCAGTTTCCCGCCTTCTACGAAGAAGAAGGACCGAATTTCATCGCCTTTACCAAGGCTTACTATGAATGGGCTGAGCAACAGAACAACTTCCTCAATATGGCTCGTTCTCTATACGAGATCAAAGACGTAGATTCAGCTCCCGAAGCATTCGTCAAGTACTTCAAGAATAAGTATATTTCATCCCTTCCAGAATCTATTATATCTGATAAGAAGCTTTTAGTCAAGCACATTCTTGACTTGTATAGATCAAAAGGTACAGAGAGAGCATACGAATTACTATTCCGTATGATCTTCAACGAAGAAATATCAGTATACATCCCAGGTAACTTCATCTTCAAACCATCAGAGGCGAACTGGTTTATACCGAAGTATATCGAAATATCTGATCATCCATTACTACCTGAGCTTGTTGGAAAAAAAATATATGTTAAAAAAGATGGCTTTGCTACAGTAGAAAATTACTTCGTCAAGATTGTTAATAACAAAACTATCAATGTACTTACCCTATCAAATATTGAAGGGTCATTCAACTTCAATGAACAAATATACTGTGAAGATTTCCCTGAGATAACAACGGATAATGCACCTCTTATTTTTGGTTCGCTTTCATCCGTAACCATAACAAATGGTGGAACTAATTTTAATATTGGTGATCTACTAAGTGTTAATGCTGGTGGCGTTGGTGGGCAGGCTCGTGTTGCATCAACGAAACAAGAGAATGGTAAAGTTGATTTTAATCTTATCAGTGGCGGTCATGGTTACTCGGTAAATGCTATCGTTTCTGTTACTGGTGGTTATGGAACAGGAGCTTCGTTCCAGGTTGGTGGTATAACAGATAAAACAGTATATCAGATAGTTAAAGACAAAACAACAGACTATGCTTCTACCGCCATCGAAGATTCAGCTGCTGGTAATGAATTTAAATTAACAGGTTTATCGGGTCTATACATAGTAGGTGAAGAAGTACAGAGTTCAGCCAATACACGTGTACTAGATGTTCAACAGCTTTATTCTTCTGCTGCTAATGGTGAATCTTTCTCTAATACTTCGTTGGGTATCTCTGATCTCATAGCGTATAAGGTTGATGGTAATTGCATTTCTATTACTGGAACTGATGCCCGTTTAACTAATGCAAATTTGGTAAATGGTACTATACTGATCAGCAATAGCTCTTCTTCTCTGATTAAAATTAATAATTTAACTAATAAAATTCGTAATATAGCCAATGGGATTGTTGTTACATGCAATAGTACTGTAGTTCTACTTAATCAAATACTAGGCAATTTTATACCAACTGCAAATATTATTGGTACTTACTATGGACCAGATTATAGCTATACTGCACAAATAGCAACTAAAACAAGACTTACTGATTGGATGTTTCCGTATGCATTAGCACTTGGTAAAAGATCTAATCTAGATACTAAGCTTTCAGAGTTACTTACAATAAAAAATTTCGAAGTTGGTAGTATTACATATCTTAAAAATGTGAATCCAGGTAAAGGGTATTCTTCCGATCCAATAGCGTCAGTATT